AGGAGTTTGGTAACGGTCCTCGTATTCTTTATTCTAAAAGTAAAATAATTGATGTTTTAGTTGAAAGGGACGGAATGGATGAGATTGAGGCCATTGAGTTTTACGATTTTAATATTCTTGGTTTATATGCTGGTGAACAAAATCCTGTTTTTCTCACAATACCATAACAATTAAAAACTTGTCATATAGATTCTTAATACTCTACTTGCCAAATCTTTAATATGTCTATTAGCCAATCTTAATATTTTACTTTGTTCCATAGAATCCTCGTCTTCATCATCACCTAATTTTTCTGAATCAATTTTGTACTTATCTTCAATTAGATTCATTGTGACCATAATCATTATATTTCTAGCATCATCTGCCATATCTAATACTTCCTCAAACGCTTCATCGTCGCCTATCGTTCCATCACCATAGTGTCTATCAATATAATCTCTACCCATATATAAAAACGGAGAAGCTCCAAACATATTAACTATACCCGACTTTTTAATTAATTTTAAAAATCTAACTAATTCCAAAAGGTAATTTTTATTATTCATTTTAAAGTATTTAACGACATCGGCATTTTTAATAAAGGTATCCATATCACGGTCTTCATTTACCTTTCTTTTTTTTCTTCCTTGACAATGAGCTTTTTGAGAGAACCCTTTTGGGTTTTTACAATCAATACTTTTTTTATATTTTTGAGACCATTTCTCTTCAATTGGGGATTTTGCTCTGTTAATTAACATCCATCTGTCTGTAGTTGAGAATAGATTATTGGTTGATATGATGTTACCAATATTTTCTTTATCACCATCATCCCAATTAACATAGTAAGCTTCAGAACCATCGTCAGGGTCTCTAAATACACCTCTAACTACACCATAACAACCAGGGTAAGGTTTGGTTTCACCTTCCATATTTAATAATCTAATTCTATCCTTTTCTTGTAATTTTGGTTTAAACATGATATAAAATATTTATTAATAAATATAACAAGATATTTATATTAATATGAAAACCACAATTTTAATTACTGAAGAACAAAAAAGAAAACTTATTGTTGAGTCTCTTAATAACGAAATAGAAGATGATGTGAAACAAAACTATAATCTTTTTAAACGAATTACAGAATTTTCTAAAGATGAGTTTTCAAACAATCTTGGATTTTTAATTACTTGGGGAGCGGGTATTGGTGGTTTTATGAAACCAGTTAATGATTTTTTATCAGGCGAGTATCCTGAATTAAGTGATAGAGATACGACATTAATTTTATTAGGTATTGTAGGAACTATTTTTATGAATAATAGAACTTTTATTGGTGATATTATTGATAAAATTAAAGAAAAAGGTTTGTTTGATGTATTTAAAATCGCACTTAATAAATCTAAAAATTTAAAGAAAACTTTTATTTCATTTTTAAAATCAATTGATATTAATGTTGGTAGTATGGTGACAATGTTATCTTACGCCTTTATGATACCATCACTAGGACCAATTATAAACTTAGTGCAAACAGGTCAAGTTACATATGACGATACTATGTTATTTGTTTCGTCAATCGGGATGTCAAAATTAATTACTTTATCAGGTAAAGTTTTAAGTGAATTTTTTAAGAAACTAATTAGTAAATTACAAAATTAAGCGTTTTGTAACAAAGTGTTTATCACTTTTTCCTTATCTTTATTATTTAAATGGTGAATATCTTCATGAGTTTCAAACCAATTTCTAATTGTTGCATTTAAAGGTATCCTACGAATTTTTGATAATCGTTTAAACCCTTTTAATTGTGCTTTAATTTCTTCAGGTCTTGTGTAATATTCTAATGGGTCTTCAATATCCGCATTACCCCCTAACTCAAACTCTCCCGATTTATATTGTCTGTAGTGTTCTAATTCGTGAGCAAACAAATCATTTAGTTCGCCAATAATATCGTAAAGTAATTTATTAATATTTTCATCAGGATTAACAACAACTAAAACTTCAATAACATCTTGGTCTTTAACATAATTTCCATTAACAGCAAATCTTTTTATGTCGTCATCTTTTCTAACGGTTAACTCAACTGAAATATCTTTAACATTCGTAAAATTATATACCATTTCATCATTAATATCTTCAGGTAAATAAAATTCACCCTCTTGATTTTTCTTTAATATAGAAACAACGTCTTTAATCATTTTTTGAATTGGTAATCTGTGTGCCTTAGTTTCATTAATACTCTCGGTTTCTTTGAATTGTATGTCGGTTTTAGTAACCGCGATAGTCCCCTCAAACCCTATTGCAGACATCAAATATTCCCTGATTTCTCCTTTTATTTCCCATAATGTGGGTTTTGCAACAATATCTAAAAGTCCTTCCACATTATCAGAACCCCTTAATGCCTTTAAAAGATTTTTAAAAGTATAATCCATTTCATCATCAAAATCAAAAAGCTCAACCTCCAAAAATATGACAGGTTTCCAATCACCAGTATGAATCATCATTTTGATGTCGTTAACTTTTTTAACTCGGTATTTGAATTCATATGTAATACCTTCTTTTCTTGGGTTAGGGAATTGATAAAAATCACCTGAATACTGAAACACTTTTCTTTTCAGTAATCTACTAATGAATTCAATTCTATAACCGTGTTCTTGCATGGGAGACTCTTTATATACTAATAAATATGTTTTATTTTTACTTTATGGAAATAATAAATATACGAAAAAATAAAAAACCTGACAATGTTGCCGATAATCCAGGTTTATTACCCTATGGTTCTAATGTGGGGGCCCCAAGTATTAGTATAGAAAATGTTGACGGATGGAAGGCATCTAAATTACAAAAAGTAAATCATCAGTTTAAATCAAAATTTGAGGAAATGAAAAAAGACTATGATTTATTAATGGAGGAATTTTTATGGAACGAGATGATTTATAACTCTAAATTTACTTTTGAGCCAGTTGTTGGTGAAATATATCACCTTTACTATGGAAATGATGAAAGTGTTTTCTTATCATTAATTGGTCCTAACGAATGGAATAAAAAATACGTAGGGAGTTTTAAGTTAAATAGCGATAATAAATGGTTAAAAATTTAGAAATGGAATTATTAAACACCCACCCTATTAAAAAATCTGATTTAGGATTTCACGGAAATTTGTTTGGTGGGAAACTTTTGGCGTGGTTAGATGCATCTGCTGTGGCCTACGCAATGCAATTATGTGACACCCCTAGAATGGTTACAGTATCTATAGATAAATGCGTTTTTGAAAAACCGTCAAAAGAAGGTCAGTTATTAAAAATATTTGGGTGGCCATCATCTATTGGAACCACATCTGTGACTTTATATATTGAGGCCAGAGCGCATAATGTTAGAACAGGAAAACAATATATTGTATTAAAAACTCACACTAAATTTGTGTATATTGATGAAGATGGAGCGCCATTACCATTAAAAGAAAAATCAATTAAACGTATAACAACTATGATTGACTCAATTAAAAACGAAGAAACAAAAAACTAATATGGAACAAAAATTTGATTTTAAAGACATTACAATTATTCCAGAATCAATTTCATCAATAAATTCAAGAAGTGAGATTAATGTTAAAGATGAAAACAATAAATTACCAATTATTGTTTCCCCAATGGATACTGTAATTGATTACGATAATCAAGAAATTTTTACTAAAAATAATTTAGTTGTTTGTTTACCTAGAGGTGTTAAAAGTGTTGACACTAATTCGTTTTTTTCACTGTCTTTGGATGAATTTGAGTGGTACTTAGAGTTATTACCTGAAAAGACCGAACCAAAAAATATTTTGGTGGACATTGCAAATGGTCATATGGAAAAAATCCACACTTTATCTAAAAGGTTTATTGAAATGAGACCGACCGATTCTCACAAACTTATGGTTGGGAATATTGCTAATCCTGAAACATTTAAACGTTTTTGTGAGATTGGTGTTGATTATGTTAGAGTTGGCATTGGTGGTGGTAGTGGTTGTTTAACCTCAGCAAATACAGGTGTTCATTATCCGATGGCATCATTAATAAGTGAATGTTTTTGGATTAAACAATTATCTAATTACACTACAAACATAGTTGCCGATGGTGGGTTTAGGAATTACGATGACATAATTAAAGCGATTATGTTAGGTGCCGATTATGTTATGTTAGGAGGATTATTAAATCAAACTTTAGAGTCTTGTTCTCAAACTAAACTATTCAAAAAAATCCCAATCAGTTATAAAACTTCAGTTAAAATTTGGGATAAGTGTCCGTACCTTAGAAAACACATGTATAAAAATTTTAGGGGTATGTCAACCAAAGAAGTTCAAAGAAAATGGAATAGACCAGTATTAAAAACTTCTGAAGGGATATCTAAATTTAATAAGGTTGAATATAAATTAAGTTCTTGGGTTGAAAACTTTGAGGATTATCTTAAATCAGCAATGTCCTACACTAATTCAAGGACTTTATCTGAGTTTAGAGAATCCCAATATGTTTTTATCACTGAGAATGCGTTAAAAAGGTTTTCTAAATAAATTCTATGGATACTTTTAAATTACCTTGTCCTTTAATTATTCTGTGATATACACCTTCAGGTATTATATATTTTTGGCCTTTTGTAAGACTTTTTGGTAATTCGTTATCCATTTGTATTTCCCATCCTTGACCTTCAAGGACTGTGACTAATCTATCCTCTCTATCTCTGTGCCATTTTAATTCATCAGATTCGGTATTTTCACTAAACACACGAATTTTTTTATTACCCTCATTTATTTCGTCAAATGGTAAATCATTAACTTTTGATTTTTTCTTTTTAAATAGTTTCATTAATATTAAAAATATAGTACCACCAGGTAACAAAAATATACCCGCCATACCTAATTTAGTTAAAGTTCTTTTAAATACACTCTTAAGTTCATTACCAATTTTTTCACGTTCTTCTTCACTAATTGATTCCCCACTATTAACCAATTTAATTAAATTAGAATATGCTGATTTAGCATCATCACTTGAATTTTTAAGTTCTTCTAAGAATGTTTTTTTTATTGATTCTTTGTGTTTATTGAAAAATTCTTTGACTTTATTTTCATTTAACACGTTTAAACGTTTGTTCATATTACCAGCTTCTTGACGATTTTAAACCTAATTTTTTTCTATATCTTGACACATTACAAGACCAATATCCAGCAGTTGTTCTATCTTTCTTTTGGTCACATTTGTGTCTCGCTCTAAATGATTTTGCCCTGCCTTTACTAGCATTTTTAATTCTTAAATTTGGGTCCCCAAATGTAACTTTTTTTACTGTACCTTTTGGGGTTTTAACATAAACTGCGAATTTTTTTGGTCCGCCAGGTGTTCTAAATGGACTACCTAATTTAACTTTTTTACCACGGTGTATCGCTTCATTTAAAACATCCTCAAGGTCATTTTCATAAATAGGTGCGTCCAAATAAACCTCATCCCCATTTTCAAGGATAACTTTTTTTCCTAAATCAGATTCAACTAACCATATATCATTTTCGTTTAATGATAACAAATTTTGATTATAAAGTTCTCTAGCTTCATTAATCAAATCAAAATATTTTGATGAATATATTCTAAAAACGTTTTCACTTAAACTAACTTTATTTTCTAAATGATATTTTAACTCAGGAGAAACGTCAACACCTCTTTTTAATTTCATAGGTGGGTTTTTATATTCACGTAAAACTGATTCTATTAATAAATCTAAATTTTTCATAACTTCTTTTTTATTTAAATAAATATCCCTATATTTGTGTTATGAATGAAAAAGTTTTATATATCGTTAGGGGAGTACCAGGTTCAGGTAAATCAACTTTTGCAAGACAATTAACCTCAAACGTATTTGAGGCGGACCAATATTTTATTGATGAAAATGGTGAATACAAATTTGATTTTACAAAAATCAAAGACGCTCATAAAGATTGTCAAGATAATGTAAAATACGCCATGGAATCATCTATTCCAAAAATTGCCGTGTCAAATACATTCACCCAAGAATGGGAGATGGAATATTATTTCAACATTGCTAAAGAATTTGGGTATAAAGTTTTTACAATAATTGTGGAAAATAGACACGGTGGTAAGAATGTACACAATGTTCCTGATAATATTATTGACTCAATGAAAACCCGATTTGAATTTAACCTATGAAGTACTCCCCTTTACTAGCTGCATTAATCTTATTTTTTAGAATTTTTATAGTTTTAAAACTATTACTATTGTTTTTACAAACAAGTTTATATCCTGAGAAATATGATGTTTCATCATTAACTTGGTGGATTTATTTATTGATTTTTGATATTTGGGTTTTAACCCAAATACCAGCACCTGAAGAAAAATCGGATAGTGATGAATGATTATTATTTAGAGTATTTCCGAAATAAGAAATAAAGACCAAAAAATAGTCCCGATACGCAATACAAAATTAAATTTGCATAAAATAAACTCCCTGTCGTAACAATCAGATAATATTGAACTGCATCGAATCCAAATGGATTGAAGAACATTGCCAACATAAGGAACTTTATTGAAAGATTCCCCAAAAATATTTGTCTCCACGTCTTGATTCGATTCATCATCGTCCATATATGTTAATTTAACATTTATGTAATAAAAAATTACGAATATTAATATAAACCAAATGTTGAGTTATTTTGATTTATATTAATATTTATCTATATAAATAACATTTAGTATGAAAAAATACATAATTGACGAAAATAAACTTCGTAAAGCAATTAGACAGCATATTCTTGAGTCAGACTCAACTCAAGAACCTAATGAAGGAAAACAAAGATGCCTTACAACTAACACAGTTAGTTTGGATGAAATTGTCGGTTTAAATGATGGGTTTAAAAACTACACTTCAAAGTTGTATAAAAGAAGTGGTGGTATTAGAGGTATGGTAGACGCTTTGGATATTTTAAGAACCATAAGATTACACCCTGATGTTACAGATGCTGGTGAACATTTATCTTACGATTTAATGAATCATCTTAACACATTTCGTGGTAAAAATTATTTAGATGAGACAACAGGTAATTGTCACAGTGCCATGGATAAAGTACTTGAGCTTTATAAAGAAAATGAACACGGTGAAGAATTAGTGAAAGATATTGAAAAAGTTCTTTCTCATCCTGACCCATCGTCAAGAGCCAAAGAATATTTAAAAAGATGTTTACAGTTAGTAAAAGAAAAATAATCCTCTTTACAGAGGACTTTTAGGACCGTTATCGTTATGGTAACAACTAAAGGGGAGGTTCGCTACCATCCCCTTTTTTATTTCAGATATTTCAGGATTTTATCCTTAACACCTGACTGTTTAATTCCCTCATTATAAGGTTTGGTTGTTCTTACAAAATTCTCAAGTGATGACAAATTCAGGTCATCAACCGCAACCCAATGAGTTACTTCAGGATGATTCTTTAAGTATTCATTGACCTCATAAACACGGATACTTTCACTAAATCCCTTCCAATGTAACATAGCGTGGCCAGTCTCATCAAAGTCTTTCATATTGGGAGTGTAATCAATAGGAGGTTTAATACCACGAGTGATGTACATTTCTTTCATTTGGTCTAAAGTCCCGTGTAATTTCCAATCAGATGATATAACAAGTTCACACCCTGTTTCATCAATAATTTCTTTAAGAATTTTAACCGCCTTCACATCAAAATTATCCATTCGGATATCCATTGGTGTTTCAGGGTTGCTATCAAACCCTTTCTTTTTATAACGACCACCCCAATTATTTGACAAACAAATAACTCCATCGTGGTCTAAAAATAATACTTTCATAACTTATTTATTTAACACCTCTAAACAATTTTCTTTCCAAGAAAAGTGACCAACATTAAGTGGAACACAAGAATCTTTACTTTGCATTATTAAAATTAACTCATGTTCATCGTCATCTAAATGAAATTCAAACCCTTTATCTTTTAGAAAAACAATTTTATCTATGTGTTCTGTAAAGACAATTTTATCTTTTACTACACCTACCGACTCAGCAACTTTGTATAACTCATCATTTTGTTTTTCAATCCAATACCACCCTTTTTCTAATGCGGGTTCCGTTGAAATCCTTGAGGTAACAATCCATACATCAATTCCTTTACCAATCAATTCTTTGGCAAAGTCCTGAACATCTTTTCGGGATAATGTCCCATCAAAATCAAAACTTACTTTCATATCTTATTTAATTTCAAACGCCGCTCTCATTGGTCGTCTCGCTTTAACCGCATCTTCAGGATTTCCAATTACGACACCATCTTTGATTGTAAAGGCATGACCTTTAACCAATACAAAGAATGTTCCTTTTGGATTCTTTTTAACAAAAGTTCCTACGGTCATTTGTCTGTTAACAATTTTATATAGTTTATCAGTACCAGTAACTTTTACTTTAACAGGATAAGATAATGAATGAGGGAGTAAAGGATTTTTTGTGGGTGTCCCAACAGGACAAACTTTTTTACCATTTACTTTGATATTACATTCTGACAACTTAACCATCTTAGATGCCGTGAAAAAAGTACCTCTTCTTGGTTGTCTTTTAAACTCCTCAGCAACAAACTTGTGAGCGTAATCATAAGAAATCTCAAATGAAGATGCAAATGCTCTTACAACACAATCATTTGTCTCACCTTTAGCAATTGCAGATTCAGTATATCCTTTAATTGCTCGTCCTGTTGTTTCGTATGGTAGTTTGTTTTTCATATCACAAATATACACAAAAAATCTCAAACCATAAAAGGCCTGAGATTTTTTTCACGGGAGTTATTAACAATTACTTGACTTCTTCAAATTCTACATCTGAAAAATCAGTATCATTTGTTGATTCGTTGGTTGATTCATTATTAGAATTCTCATACAAGTTTTGAGAAACTGATTGGAATTTATTGTTTAATGTTTCCATTTTAGATTCCAAAATAGTTAACTCTTTTTTATCTACAGATTCTTTTAAACTACTGATAAGTTCTGTTAATTCATTCTTATCAGTTTCTGATATTTTTTCCTCTAAGTCTTTTAAAGACCTTTCAGATTGAAATACTGTAGAATCCGCTTTGTTAATTAATTCAACTTCTTCTCTCGCCTTTTGGTCTGATTCAGCATTTGCTTCGGCATCTGCCTTCATTTTATCAATTTCTTCTTTGGATAAACCTGATGAAGACTCAATTCTAATTGATTGAACTTTATTTGTTCCTTTATCAACTGCCGATACATTAATAATACCATTAGCGTCAATGTCAAAAGTCACTTCAATTTGAGGGACTCCTCTTTGTGATGGTGGAATATCGGTCAATTGGAATCTACCAATAGTTTTATTGTCTTTGGCCATCGCTCTTTCACCTTGTAATACATGAATATCAACACTTGGTTGATTGTCAACTGCTGTTGAGAATACCTGAGATTTTTTAGTTGGGATTGTTGTGTTAGATTCAATTAACTTAGTAAACACCCCACCCATAGTCTCAATACCTAATGAAAGTGGTGTAACGTCTAATAACAAGACATCTTTAACATCTCCAGCCAATACACCTCCTTGAATTGCCGCACCTAACGCAACAACCTCATCAGGATTAACCCCTTTTGAAGGTTCTTTACCGAAGAAGTTTTTAACCGCCTCTTGAATTGCGGGAATTCTTGTTGTCCCCCCAACCAATATAATTTCATCAATATCAGTTGTTTTAATACCCGCATTTTTCAACGCTGTTTTACAAGGTTCAATAGTTCTTTTAACCAAATCATCAACAAGTTGTTCAAATTTAGATTTTGTTAATGTTAACACTAAATGTTTTGGGATTCCATCAACAGGAATTAAATATGGTAAATTAATTTCGGTTGATGATGATGAAGACAACTCAATTTTTGCTTTTTCAGCAGACTCTTTCAGTCTTTGTAATGCCATTGGGTCCTGACTTGGGTCAATATTATGTTCTTTTTTAAACTCTCCAACCAAATAATCAATAATTGCTTGGTCAAAGTCATCACCACCCAAATGAGTATCACCATCAGTAGCCATTACCTCAAAAACACCATCACCTAACTCAAGGATAGAAACGTCATGAGTTCCACCACCACAGTCAAATACAACGACAACGGCATCTTTTGATTTTTTATCAAGTCCGTAAGCCAATGCCGCCGCGGTTGGTTCATTGATAATTCGTCTAACTTTTAATCCCGCAATTTCACCCGCTTCTTTAGTTGCTTGACGTTGAGCATCATTAAAGTACGCAGGAACAGTAATAACCGCCTCAGTAACTGTAGTACCCAAATAGTCCTCAGCCGTCTTTTTCATTTTCTGAAGGATAGTTGCTGAAATTTCTTGTGGTGAGTATTCCTTACCATCAATTTTAACTCTAGGTGAGTTATTCTTACCTTTAATTACGGAATACGGAACTTTACCAACTTCGTCTTTAGATTCGTCGTAGGTTGACCCCATAAATCTTTTAATTGAATAAACAGTTTTAGTTGGGTTTGTCACAGATTGTCTTTTAGCGGGGTCACCCACTTTTCTTTCCCCTTCATTCACATACCCCACAATTGATGGTGTAGTTCTTTTACCTTCAGTGTTTGGGATAACAATAGGTTCATTACCTTCCATTACCGCAACACACGAATTTGTTGTACCTAAATCAATTCCAATAATTTTACTCATAGTTTTTATTTTTATTTTTATTTATTTTCGTTATTTATATAATAAAAATTATACCAAATGTCAAAACCTGACAAATTGTCAGTATAATTTTTTTTTGTGTCAGTATTGTTTTATTAAAAATATTATTAATTTTGTGATATGTCAAAGAAAAAGGTAGAAATAGAGCACAAAAAGTGGGAAAGAGTGTTTGAGGATGATGAAACAATCATCACATTCAAGTATGATAGTAAAAAAAGTATGATTAATCCTTGTGAAGTTGAAATAAAATACAAGGTTGAAAGAAAAGGTGGTGTTAAGAGGAGTAAAATTTAATTACTCCTCTTTAGATGCATATTTAATACCCATTATAGTACCTATAATTGAGAAAGCGTTAGTTAACAGTATACCAAACATATTTGACCAAGCGGCACTTATAACTTGTGTGTCTTTACCCATGAGCATAGTGAATACATAAACCCCTGTTGTAATAAACCCAACACCTACAATAATCCATAATGCAACTCTAACAATAGTTGAAATTAATTGGTTTTGGGTTCTTTTTTGAAGTAAGTCTAAGTCGTTTTCGGCACTTTGCTTTGCGGTTTCAGCGTCAATCTTAGCTTGTTCGGCCTTAACCATTTCATTTTTTAGCTCCTCAGTTAATCTAAGGTTATCTTGTTTCCACTCATTAAGTTCTCTATTTTGGACTTCAAAAGTCAACCTTGATTCCTCAACTTCTCTTAAAGTTTCTTGTAATTCCCCAAGTATTCTTTCATTTTCATTATTGGCGTTAGTTAATTCGTCGTTTTGCTTTTGAATTTTTTTTGTCATTTCAAGACGTTTTTTTCTTTTTTCTTCATCTTTAGTTTGACAAGTTTTTAAATACTCTTTAAACTCTTCATCATCCTCACCATCAATAAGTTTGGTAATATTACCCTCAAGACCTATACCCTTTTTATTATATAAGTCAATTAACGTTTTTTTAGTATTTAAATCTATTTTAATCATCTGTATATTTTAAATGGTGCGGTTCTATTTTTATACCCATCGTAATCATTTCTAAATTCTTCTAATCTAGGTTCTATCTCATCCGATTTAATAATCCAAAATTGAGCTCCAGCATGTACTGCTTTAGCTTGCTCTTCAGACTCGTTAGATGAAGAGATTATCCCAATAACTACGTGGTTTCCATATTGAAAATTTATTTTTCTAATGAGTTCAATACCATCAAATGAACTTCCTACTATGTTTAAATCAACAAACACACATTCAGGTTTGTCCTCGGTATTATTTTCTTCAAACCATTTTTTAAACATTTTTTCGGCCTCGTCTGCGCTAGTAACTGATTGTAAAGATAAACTTATGTCCAAAAGAGAACACGCATCTTCAAATACTAAATGGAATAAATCCTCATCATCCACTAACAAAATTGAATCAATCATTTTTTAATTTTTTATTTTTATTTTTATTTTGGTCCCTATTTTGTTCTTCTCACAAGATATCTCAAAACCATGTTCTTTAAGTATTGCAATACAAATATTTAAACCCAACCCTGTACCAGATTCTTTTTGTCCTTCCTTTCTAGTATACGGTTGAGATAATTTCTCAAAGTCTTTTTGGGTTATCCCTCTACCATTATCTTGGATGATAATGTGACTTTCTTCACTATAAATTTTTACAAATTTAGTATCACTATCATTATATTTTAACCCGTTTCTAATTAGATTATCAACTGCGGTACAAAATAAAGATTCATTAACTTCTAATGTAGGTAACTCTTCTAATACGACTTGTGACTTATAAGATGTACTTGATAAGTAACTATCTAATATTTCTTTTACGTTACAAACAGTTTTTTCTAAAACAGCATCTTTCTTAACTAAATTAGTAAACTCATAAACCCCCTTATATACTTTTTGCGAATGTTTTAACCCTTCCCTCAACATTTTAAGAGGACCTTCAATTTTTAACCTTTCAATATCATCATTAGTTAATCGTCGTTCTAGTGAACTCAACCCTCTTGGGATGTAAGTATTTATCCCTGAGTGCATATCGTGTCTTAGTATTTTTGCCGCATGCTCTAAATAGGTGTTTTTTTTGTCAATCTCTTTTAAAGTTTTCATTAACTCTGTTACATCATATCTTATTGACATAAATCCTGTAAGGTTATTGTCGCTATCAAATTCGGCCTTAATATATGAATCAACCCAATACAATTCACCGTTTTTATTTTTATTAGTTACGACATTGTTCCATATTTTATTATCCACTAATATTGTTTTATACATATCGGACCAATATTTTTTTGGGTGAGCCCCTGAATTAACAATATTATGGTCTTGACCTAAAACTTCAGATAAAGACCAACCTGAAACTTCTTCAAACCTCTTATTAACATAAGTTATTTTACCATTTTTATCCGCTTTACTAACCAATACTGAATAGTCAATAAATCCTTCAATGTCTTTAATATTTTTACTTACGTTATTTGATATTTTAACTGAATACGCAAATGAATAAAGTGATGATAAAATTTGCGCAAAATTAACTTCTAAGTTAGTCCACTCTCGTTTAGTTAGACTTTCAATACAGATAACGCCTATAATATCACCCCCATATATTATGGGAACGTCTAACATAGACTTAATACCTAATGGTTTAAGGTAACTATCTTTAAAACAATTTGTCGCCTGATGAGTCTCAGCATCATTGGCAATTATTATTGGATTATATATTAATGACGTAAAATAAGACTCAAAATCTTTTTTAAATAATTCAGTTCCACTATACCATTTATTTTCACTTTTAACGAATAATTGTTCACAAATTATTGATGTTTTATCCTCATTATATAACCATATGGAACATCTATCAGTGTTTATTGTTTCAGTCACTTCATTTGTTAATATTTTAGCACCATCAATAGTATTACCAACATAAAACAAAGGATTATGAGATTGGGATATTAAAACATCAATTAGTTTTTTAGTATATTCAGATTCTATTTCAATAACCTTATTTCTTTTTAGGTATTCAATAATAAAAACTATTAAACAAAAAACAATGAACGCTTTAGAATAAAAACTAAACCTTAAAACACTCTCCGTAACTAACATTAATTCGGTATATATTAAGGTATGCATCGTTAAAAATGAAACTAAACCTATAATCCCAAAGAATAACGATATTTTTGATATTTTATTCATACTTAATAAATACTATTTAATGAAAAAAAAACTAATTCAACCCCATTGTTACCCCGTTTAGGATATTTATTTAAAAATATAAATAGATATGTTAAAAATTGGTTCAACAGGTGAGGATGTAAAAAAATTACAATCCAAACTAGGCTTAAAGGCCGATGGTGTATTTGGTCCTGGTACCGAAAAAGCAGTTAAAGAATGGCAATCCAGTAATGGTCTAACTGCCGATGGAATTGTAGGTCAAAAAAGTTTGGAAAAACTATATGGGACCACAATAATTAAAGAAGATGTTGTTATACCGTCAACAAGTGGTTTAAACATTAGTAAATTAAAAGGTCACATACCTGATTCAGTATTGTCTCAGATTGACGAGACGGCAAAAAAATTTAATATTACATCTAATTTAAGATTGGCACATTTCTTAGCACAATGTGCTCACGAAAGTGGAAATTTTAGGGCGGTTTCAGAAAATCTACATTATTCTGCGGACGCACTTAAAAGAGTGTTCGGAAAATATTTTCCAGGTAACTTAGCTGAATCATATGCGAAACAACCTGAAAAAATTGCTTCAAGAGTTTATGGTGGAAGAATGGGTAATGGTGATGAATCAACAAAAGAAGGTTTTAAATTTAGAGGGAGAGGGTTTATACAATTAACAGGAAAAAATAACTATACAAACTTCAGTAAATTTGTTGGTGAAGATTGTGTGGCGAATCCTGATTTAGTTGCAACAAAATATCCATTAGCGTCCGCAGCTTATTTCTTTGATGCGAATGGTCTATGGGGTATTTGTGATAAAGGTGCCGATGATGCGGTTGTTAAATCGGTTACAAAACGAGTAAACGGTGGTGATAATGGTCTTGCTGATAGATTAAAACATTTTAAAGAATTTTATAATCTTTTAAAATAAGAAAAACCCCTCCAAAGAGGGGTTTTTTACTACCAAAATATTTCATTTGTGATTGGGTCCCACTCAAAACTCCAAGGTGTGTGACCATAAAGATATTGCTCGTCAAGAACCGCAGCATTGAAGTAATGTGTAGTTCCGTCAAAATAGTGTCCGTGTCCTGAATGAATGTGACCACAAACAAAGATTTTAGGTTTTACTTGTTTGATTCTTTCAGCAAGTAATTCACATCCAAGGTGTTGTCCTCGTCGTCCTTCAACATCATCATTCATCCCCCAACTTGGTCCGTGAGTGATAAGAATGTCAATACCTTCAGGAATCATATCCCATTTTGATTTAAGTTCTTCACCATTGCGAGGAAGATTAAACGCCCAATTATAGAACTCAGGTTGCCAAGGACTACCCCAAATTTTTATTTCAGGTTTGTCACCATCTTGGTATCCAACAACCTCATCTTGGATGTAGTCAATTGTCTTATAACCAGTTAATAATCCTTTGATTTTCTCTGTGTTATTTTGAAACCCCCAATCGTGGTTACCAGCGATGAAACCTTTAAAATCGTAAATATTGATTTTATCATACCAATTTGCAAACCCTTGGATTTCATGCTCATAACCCATAGAGGATATGTCGCCAGCATGGAGTAAGATATCACCACCAGGTAAGTCCCCATTCAACTTATTATGCTTATTATGCGTGTCAGAAATTAATGTTAGTTTGTATTTCATATTACAAATATAATAAAATTATTTTAATCCCACCAGCGAGAAATCTCACTTTCCATTATTTTAAAAATCAATTTTCTACAACGGTCTTGATTTCTATACGACATTTTCATAGCGATTTTACTTTTGGTTTCAACATCAACAAGTTCTTCATCAGAAAAATCTTCTTCAGACAACACCTCTTTGAAGATTCTTGGGTACTTTTTAAAGTAGTCATCGTAATTTTCAGAAATCAATGTGTTCTCCATTGTAAACCATTTTTTGGTTTCGTCGGTTGGTACAAACTCAAATTCACTTTTTTGATAATCCATATATTCCATATGATAGAAATCATCCTGTTGTAATTTGATTAACTTCGCAACCATTCTCATTTTCTCAGCATCTCTTTTTGCTGATACATGGATTCCACGACCTCCAATATATTTTGCCTGATTCTCCAATTTAACTCTGAGAATTTCAAATATAAAGGTATCATCCCAATCACGGTCTTTCCAAATCGTAGGAAACCATCTCCAAAGATTTTTTACGCCACGAGCAAATTCCTTGTGCATGTATTTCCCATCAAATTTCCACCAAAGTGATATCTTTTCAAATATGTTTAATTTCTCTGTTTCCATGTGACAAAGATAATAAAGTTTTGTGGATAAAAAAAGGGATTGTAAAAAATTACAATCCCCTCTTATATATAGGCACTCAGATGAGAGTGATAGTAATAATAAATATATGAGTCTTTAAAAAAATTAACTCTGTAATCTTAATTAGGACAGATTTTTTTGTATCTCATCAAGTCTTAACGATTTTTGTCGTTCATAATCAGAATTAATTGTCAACAACTTAATGTCGGATAACTCATAAGACCATTTTTGTTTATAAGTCTTAAATAATAAATCAGCAACTTTTAAATGAGTGATTGTTAAACAAGAATTTAACACTTTTAACACCCATTTGTATTCATTCTCAACGTGTAAAAAATCCATATTATTTTATTTTTTTCTTTAAAATTTCTTTAATGTCAATTTTTGGGTTGTTTTTTATACCCTTAATTTTTTTAAAATCTTTAAAATCAATTTTTATGTGTTTCTTTATTTGTAAAAACATTAATACCATAAATATTAACGGTATAAAGATAACAATAAGTAAAACAATGATTAAAAATATTTTCATAATTCAAATGTAACAAATAATTTAATTAAAAACAAATTAAATAATTGACCATATACTCTCAACTATTTATATTAAAATATAAGACATTTTTTTATGAAAAAAGCATTAGAGGTTTTACTAAATAAAGTTTTTAAAAAAGACCTTGAGCTTTTATATGGTGAAGGATGTTATGTTCTTATTAATCGGATACATTTTTCCGAATATCAAAAAAAATATATGATAGACTGTAAACTAATGATTCCAAAAGAGACTGTGCTAGAAGAGTTAAATGAGACATATCCTGATTTTTTTTAATATATTTGTCAAAAAATAATATTCTATGGCAACAACCGCATTAATTAACATTTATAATGAAAAGGATGATTTACTTATAAGTATTCACATCCAACACGATGGGGGTAAGAGACTTAAAACCAAATTAGAAAGATTTATTAATGATGGTAGATATATTGACGCCATATCATTTACCACACCAAGATTAGGAGATGCATTTTTGGGTATGGGGTGTTTTGCAGCAAGTTTAATTACTAAATTAAAAACTGAGTGTGGTGATGTCTTTATTACTAAAAATACAAACGTCCTTAATTTATATGATTATGTTTATGACATTCGTTTTGATAATGAAAAGAATAAAATTGTGATGTATTAAGTTGATTCATTAAAGTTTTAACATATACTTATTAAAAAACTGATTTATGAAAAAAGTACAAAATGGTGACACCGTTGTAGTTAATTACACGGGTAGATTAGAAGATGGGACTGTTTTTGATTCATCTTTAACTGAAGGTAGAGAACCTCTTAAAGCCCAATTAGGTCAAGGTCTTTTAATTAAAGGATTTGAGGACGGATTATTAGAAATGAATGAGGGTGACAAAAAAACGATTGAGATTGAGCCTACAAATGCTTACGGAGATATTAATCCAGAAATGATTGTTGAGGTACCAAAGGAACAAATCCCTGAAGGTGTTTCTGTTGGGGATATGTTACAAGCTCAGGGACCTATGGGACCTGTTAATGTTAGGGTTGCAGAAATAAAGGAAGATGTTGTAATAATTGACGCAAATCATCCTTTATTTAGAACTTGTCACGGTTGAGTAAAACAAAAAAATTAAAAAGTCAAGAGACCACCAATTAAAAACTGGTGGTTCTTTTTTTTTACGGGGTTTCATTGAACATTTCCCGTTTTTTGATTAACATTTGTATAGAGTTATTAACAATTTAAATTTAAAAATTATGGAAGAGAATGTAGAAAAGAGAAAAGTAACGGCTAAAGAAGTTGTTAAAAACGCAATGGTTTATGGTATTATTGTTATTTCGGTGGTAGCATCATTTATTGTAGGTTTTACATATCACAAATTAACTAACAAAACTGTGATTTCTAAAAAAGAAATTGTTAAAGTTAGGAAAAATGATGTAACAATCGCCATTGATGAAAGTCATCATTTAATTATCATCAATAATAATACAGGTGATTACACTGTGTACCAAGATTCAATCGGTAATACAATCTTTAAACTATACGCAGCAAATGTTTGGGGTCAACATAGTCCTGTGATTAATAAAATTAAACCTTAAATTATGAATACAAAAAATTTAATTTTAACGTCATTGTTTACAATATCGTTATTGATTGTTTTAACTTCTTTGGGTTCATTTAAAACAACAATTCAGTTTAAAAAAGAAGTTGAGTTATTCAAAAGTAATAATGAAATTGTTTCACCAATACCTATGTATATGTACGAAAATATTGAGAAATATTCTACCGAATACAATATACCCAAGTATATAGCGTACAACATATCTTATTTGGAGACAAGGTATCAAGGACCATTTCATTGGGGTTACAATCCAAGTCAGATTTCTTGTGTTGGAGCGTTGGGTCCCATGCAAATAATGCCAGGTACCGCTAAACTAATACAGAAACGTAGAGTGCCAAATGAAATTTTAAAAAATGATATCAGACTAAACATTGAAATTAGTATGAAATTATTACGAAAACTATATAACAAGTATCATGATTGGGGAATAGTATGCGGATGTTATAATACAGGTAGACCAATGATTAACGATTACGCTAGGTATTGTGTTAAAAATCATGACTATCAAAACAAATGGATACGACCGACTATATTATAGTTAATCGTAAAGCTTATCTTCAGAATCAGGAACGTCTCTCTCAAATTTTTTCATAATGGCACCTGATTCTGAATTTGCTTCATCCTCAATTTTACCACCAATATCAGGACCCATTTCCTTTTTTTCTACCTCCATTTGATATTCATGAACCCACTCGTGAGCCAAAGTTCTTAAAATATCACGATTCATTCTGTTCTTAGATAAAACTCTAATTTCTTGAGGTAATCTACTACCTGTAGTCATTTTACCGTTTCTCTCACCTAAAAATATAACTTTTAAATCCCGATTCAAAGGAAATTTATCTTGAAGATAATTAATGAATTTATTATATAATTCATATTCATTCTTATCAATACCCGAATTTTTATGTATAATGGTTACTTTCACGTCTTTTATAAATATCTTATATAAACTTTAATGATAGGGAAGTATTTATATAAAAAGATAAAAAAAATGAAATTAGTTATAACTGAGAGTCAAAAAAAGTTTTTAATTAGACAGTCTTTAATTGAATCCGATTTTATTGATACAGATAGAGATACAGGAAGTGTTATTGGTAACTTAATACTAAAAGGTATAAAGAACGCAAAAACAACGGAACCTACCGATTCATCATCCACCGACAATTCAGATGAACCTGTTGATAGTACTGAAAATGTTCAGGGTTCAGGGTCATTTGGTAAAGTTAAACTTTTAGGTAACTTTGATAGTATTCAAAAAAATAATATTTCTTTATTAATTGATGAAATGAAAAAAAAGGGAATAACCGACCCTTTAGCTCAAATAGGTATGTTATCTGTCGTTAAAAAAGAATCCAATTTTAAACCTAAAGGTGAGGTTTCATACGCTAATACAGATAATTCAAGAATTAGAAAAATTTTTGGTTCAAGAGTTAGTAAATTTTCCGATGGTGAACTAAATAAGTTAAAAAGTAACGCAAAAGAGTTCTTTAATTTAGTTTACGCAAAAATTGCGGGTAATCAAGGAGGTGGTGATGGGTGGAATTTTAGAGGTAGAGGATTTAATCAGTTGACTGGAAGAGGTAATTACAGAAAATACGGTCAACTTTCAGGGGTGAGTCTTGAGTCAAATCCTGAAATGCTAAATAGAAACGACATTGCTGCAAAAATTGCGGTTACATTTTTATTAGATGGTCAATCACCATCAAGTATACCTAAATTTTCAAGTAAAGAAGATGCCGCAAGTTATTTTGCCGACAAAAACGCAAGAAAAAAACGAAGTGGTCATAGAAATAAAGCCATTGAGGCATCAAAATCATTTGGAGTAGCATAATGAAAAAATATATATTAGAGGCGTTAGGTGTTCCTGAAAACATTTTGTTGTCAGGTGAGAAATTATATAAAGATTTATTAAAACAATTATCGTATGAATCAAATGAAACATTTGACGAGGATAGTAAATTTGATATAGGGTTCAGTACTAATTTACAAATCAATGAACTTAATATTAAAAAAGTTCATGCTCGGATTGAGTTGGATTTTGTTGATACCGATAAAATTTTAATGGCAGGTATGGGTTTTTCGCCAAGATATACTCATAACATTAAAAAATTTGTGAGTATGTCTTTACAAGATTTTTCAGAATTATACATTTCCGTTTCTCTTTATTTACCTGAAAGGGATGTTAATATGTCTGAAATAATTAAATTTTTAAAAGATGAAAAAACAGAGATTTTACCTTCGTTATCTCACGAATTAAAACACGCATATGACAATTTTAAAGAACCTGAAAAACCATTGACACATATTGTTGACTATGGTACAACATCCAATTTCGGGGCATTTGGTATTAAACCTTTAAGAATATTTTTCCATTATCTTTATTTGGCAACATTAACTGAGACTTTAGTTAAACCAACTGAAGTTGCCTCAAGAATGATATTATCCGATGTCAATAAAACTCAATTTTTAGAATTCCTTTTAAATGATAAAACTTTTAAAGAATTTATGGTTTTAAAAAACTATACGTTTGAGGACTTAGTGTCAGAGTTGAAATCTGATATTGAAACTATTAAAACTCGTTTACGTGACAGTGATATTGATGTCCCTGAAAGTGATGATGAGATTATTAATCTAATCTTAGAGTTGGGTTATATAAACTTAACTAACGATAAGGGTGAGATGTTAAAACATTTATTAATATCGGGGGAAGAGGACAGTCTTTTAAAATTTATGGAATTCATGGGAGGGATTGACCCTGAAAGTGATAAAGGTAAATATTTTTATAAAAACTTATCAAAATTTTCAAAGTATCAAAATAACCCATTAAATTTTTATAAAAATGAAATTAAATTGTTTAATTTTGTAGGAGAAAAAATGGCGAAAAAGATTGGTAAACTTTATGAAATGGCCCAAGACCCTGAAGATACTCATTCAAACATCATTAGAAAAATTTATGTTAAATCTAATACAAATGAAAAAAGAACCTAAATACAAAACAGAGTGGATAATAGACCCATTAATAAGTCCCACAGATAATTGGGAACTTTATCAGAAGATAATGGAAAGTAAACCGTTACCTAAAATTGAGACTGATTATAAATACAAAATAAAACCCCCTAAAAAATAAGGGGGTTTTTTGTTATTTACCAAATCCTACTTCTTTTTTGTCTTTAACCGTAGGGGTCTTTTTCATACCCTCAAGGTTATCAATTGTTTCATCAAAATCCCTACCCATAATAATAGTTGAGATAACAACTTCTTTTAGATGAGACAATGACATTCCTTTTGTTTTCTTAACCCACTCATTAATGTTAATTGTTGCCAAGTCTTCATCATTAAGTTTATTAACAATATATGATTTTCTAATTTCGTCACTTGGTAACTCAACTTTATAACGTCTGTCAAAACGAGAAGGTCTATTTGTGATTCTCTCCTGTAGTTTCTCAGGGTAATTGGTTGTTGCTATGTAAACAACGTTTTCAATCTGTTTAACACCATCTAAAATGTTTAATAATCTTGACGTTGAATATCTATTCTCCCCAGCGATTGAGTCAATGTCTTCAAGTAACACAGTTAACGGTCTTTTAGGTTCAACCTTTCTAAAGGTGGGTATAAATGATGTGAATTTTTCTAAATCTTCTTCATCTTTTATATTAATAACAATACCGTTTCTTTGCATCAATTGTTTTGATAGTAACTGAATTATACCTGATTTACCACACCCTGGTTCTCCGTACAATAAAATACCTCGTTTGTGTACAAAGTTGTATTTTTTATATACATCAACTCTATTCCAAAAGTTTTCAATATCGGTAATAATATCAGTTATTTCAGGTGATGGTAATTCATACAACTCATCGGTATTGAATGGTTGTTTCTTCAGTGTATGAGTCCCAAGTTGACCGTTCCAAGCAATTTCATAAACACCAGATGGTACTTGTGGTGTTGTAAGATAAGCGGGAGAATATTCATCATTCTTTAAACTACTCCAACAACAAGGTGTATCATAATCACTTACTTCATCAGTATCCTCAATCCTCTTGTACCCATCAACAGTTCTTAATGCCATTATTGTCGTTGGCAATTCTTCTTCTAAATCTCTATTCATTTTTTTTTTAATTAAATTAATCAATTTCTTTTTTCCACAAGTCATACGGATAAAAGGCCTCCATATACTTTATATACCCTGTTTCACCCCTCGGTATTGATTTTTCCCAATTGTTATATTTGATAGTATAGTACCACAATTCTTTTCTATCCCAACCTAATTTATCCTGAACATATTTTGCCACTTGATATCCTGTTCTATCAGCACCGTGAGCACAATGTATCAATACGTTTCCTTTATGTAAATAAGGTTGTAATGTATCTAACGATTTAGTATATCCCTTACCTTTAACATATCCAAGATGTGCGTTAACCCAAACATATTTTTTACCCATACCCTCAACCAACTGTTTTTCAGATGAGGTAGAAACACCAGTACCTTCCTCAGCATTCATGCGTATAACCACGTCAATGTCGTAATTGTTAAGAATGTCTCTTAATTGTGATACAGATGGTTGACTTGACCTAAATACGTTATTAGCGCCAGGTACAGTATCAAAATTATGCGGTAAATTGTTAATCCTAACAAATTCTTGTTTAGGTTTTAATGTATCCTTTATTGTATCGTTAATAGTAATCTTATTACTATTTCTAATCTCAAATTGGTTGGTCGGTTCTAAAAAATAGTGTAGAACACCAAACAACACCAAACATAATAAAAAAAACCCTGTTCTCATTTTAATACCATATATTTGACACCATCCACAATCTTTACCACATACTTCCCATCAACTTTGTTATTTGCTCTTTTAGTTGATTTTGCAGTTTTAACATTTTTTTCGGATTCACCGAATTTGTCTTTAATCACTTGGTTCATTGAAAATTTTTCCATATCTCTTAATTTTTTATCAAAGATAATCAAAAAACCCAATATTACGATAGAGGGATGATTTATTTTTTAACTGAGATGTATATATCCCCATACCACCCAAATATTTGGTCATCAAATTCCTTTTCAGGTTTGAATTGTGACATATCCATATCAATCTCAATGAAATAACTTTCATTTGGAAATCTTACCATTACTTTTTTCATAAATCTCCGATTGATACTCCCACACCAATGGTAAAAACTAACGCACCTGAAACAATTGCTGCCGCTCTACCCCCCTGTTTATAGAAGGGCTGTTTTTGAGTTGTTGACCCTCCGACCATTAATGGAGGTGTTAACAAACCTGCGGTTGTTAAAATTGCACCACCAATCATCATAGCAGGTCCCATACCTATTTTTGGGGTCGTATTATTAATAGGTGGTAAATTAAGTTTTATCTGTTGTTTTGGTGGTGCAATCTGAGAATGACCAACAAATAAAAATAATAAAAATAAAAGACTAATTAACTTTTTCATAACCTTTAAATTATTCTCCACCCCAAGCCGAGACGATTGTTATTGTGTATAATGGAAAGTTTTTTTCTTTAATGTAATAAATGTCACTAATAAAACCATTTTCTTGTTCTACACTCCAATAGGGGTCACCATCAACATCTTTATCGTTTGGTAACTCAATATCCATATCAAATTGACCTAATAAATTCTCAAGTGTGTAGACCGCCAAATCTTCATTCTCAAATGTAATGTAGATATTATTTTCTCTATCTTTTTCATGGATAGTGTACCACATATTAAGTGGAACAGTTTGATTTTTCTTTATGGTTATAACACCAATTTGAGCATTTGACACTAATGTGGTCAACAACATTATTAAAGTTAGGATAAGTTTTTTCATTTGTTTAATTTATTACATCAGCTAAGTATTGTCCAGAACCTAAAGTTATTTTTTCACAACCCTCTTGGTCCTCCATCTCTTTCATCCAATTATCCCAATTATTATTTAATAAGTCAACAAATGTGTCATTATTTCCTCTGTCTTTATATCGTTGGATATATTCGTCCTTAATGTTTTTGTCAGGATAAACAAGAACATAAGGTATTCCTCTTTTTACAAGAGCGTCTCTTACATCTTTATGGGATGAAACCAAAATCTTGTCAACCTTGGGGTCTTGAATGTTTCTTTCAATATGTTCAATGTAATTTGCGGGGAAGTTCTTTTTATCAAACTTTGAGCTGTCACTATCCAAAACATTTTTATCTGTTGTTTTGAAATAAGTTGTTTTCCCTACACCAGGGAATGCTGAATATACTTTTGTTTTCATAATTATTCAGATATTGATATTGTATATTTTTTATGATATGCACCCGTATCTGTTTTAACCAACACACCTAATACAGGCATAAAGTTTTCAGGGTTATACATAATCGGAGTTATAATAACATTTTCATTATAAGTTTCATCAAATGATTTTTTTATTTTTCTCATTATATCAGTAACAATTTTATTGTCCTCCGCAATGGAATCAGCTATACACCCCATTTTGTCTTTAATTTCCTGTGGTAATTCATTTCTGATTTCCTCGTGTTTTTTTGCTAATTCTTCACCCTTTTTGATTAGGTCATTTATTTTTTTACTTTTCATAATTCATAATTTATTTTATCCCCATTTGCCATAGAATAAACAACATGGGTTGGTTCCAATTTGAATTGAATACCTTTTAGTTTATTTGCGTATTTTCTACCCATACCTGGTTTTAAATACCCGATTGTTAAATGTGGATGGTAGTCAGGAAATGATGTCGTGTGTGGAAACTTTGTAAGTTCCTTATTTGTTTCGTGAAGGTTTGGTCCACTTGTATCAAACTTTAATACATCATACATTTCATTTTCAAATAATGATGGATTTGTGATTCTACAAGTTCCATAATCAAAATTATCAATAACCCCTTTTACATCATCTTCAGTTACATCATTGTGTAACCCATAAAGTAATGTAGTGTGTGGTTCATCTTCTAAACCAAAACTTCTATCACCTTCTGCGGTGTAGATATCATCTTCATCAATTAGTGAATGTAGATTTTTAATTTCGGGGAAATCAAAATATAACATTACACATCCGTAGTCGTATGTTTGTTTATCACTCATAATATTATAAATAATTTGACATATTTTTAGCGGCATCAAACGCCTCTTCCATTGTTTCAATAATTTTTGAACCTCTTAATCTAAATGGTATGACATATGATATACCATCGTCATCCATCCACTTTTTACCAAGTTCATCTTCATCTTCATATAATTCATTGAATCTTGTTTCATATCCATTCCATTCATCTTCAGGATAATCTTCTTTAACTGGTTTATATTTTGAATCGAACAATCTGTCACCAATTCTAAACATACTACCACCTCTGTGAGTATAACCATACATCCCTTCAATAATAGGGTTATCAGTTCCATAAGTTTCTTTAGTGATTACGGCAGCCACACCGTGTGGATATTCTTCATCTACCATCATTTCATTATTAACATACCATCTAGCTTCCTCAATACTACCGATATATGTACCATCGGGTGATAAAAATGAATTCTCTAATGTATGTTCGTTGTTTGGTCCAAATGTGTGTGTCCCAATCTTCCCACCAGTTAATCTTTCAATCTCTTGGATTTCTTCTTGTGTGATTTCTTTTGTCATAACTTTAATTACTTTTTACATTTTTATGTGTTTTTGTCAAAACTATTTTACATTAATAGGAATAACTATAATATTCAAATGTGTAATAACTACCATATCTTTTACATATTCCGTGTCCCGTATAATGTTTAAACAGATATTGTTCCGCTTCATCATAACTACTATGTGTTACCTCAACGTGTTTAGGGCCTTCATTACGATATATTTGTCTCCAACCCCAAAACTTCTTTTCCTCAATAACCCACTCAATCTTCCTGTCGTTTGAATGTGAATCGTGACATAACTGAACTATTCTAAATTTTAACATAGTTTTTTAATTTGACATTATACTCTTTAATACATTTTTTTGTAGTGTTAATTCAAATTCATAGTGACTTGAGTCGTCCACTCCACAACTTAATTTATACATTAATTCACCTTTATTGTAAATCGTTATTCCACAAACAATTCGTTCTTCTTGGTCCTTGTCTGTTTTTAAATAAACAATATCTCCGATATTAAACTTATTATCAATTTTAATCATAACTTAATTAATTACTTAATGGTGCCTTAATACTTGGGTGTGATTGATAATCTATTAATTTAATTAAACTATAATCTAATTCATCAAATGGAACTTTAAATCCATCAGTTCTTCTCATATCCTCACATATCATTAATTTTGGTAACGGATATGGTTCTCTTGTATGTCCAATTATTATTTGTTTTTTAATACCTTCATTCATAGGACCATTTGGATATAGTGTCAGTGATTCTTCAAATATAGGTTGACCAATCTGTTCCTTTGCTTGCTCAATGTGATTCAAGTACAAGTGAGTATCACCTAAATTACCAATCAATTCATCAGGAACCATATTAACTTCTTTTGCAATTATTTCAAGTAGTAAACCATAAGAAGCAATGTTGAATGGTAAACCTAAGAATGTATCCACTGAACGTTGGTTCCACATTAATGAGATTGCTCGTTTAGGTATTGATGAAAAACATTCAAGTTCAATTAAAGGCTTACCTGTGTATGGGTCTTTATTATTTTGCCACCCATTGACAAATATTTGATTAGCTGATTCTATAGTGTCAGTTTTAATGTCTCCAGCATATCCACCAGAACTTTTTGCTAAACTCCAATTAACATAGATTTCTTTAATTTTATCTAAGTCATCGTACCAACTCAACTCTCTTGTATAAACTTGAAATCCATAATGACAAGGTGGAAGTGTCATTTGGTCCAATTCACCTACATTCCAAGCTGAAACCATTAGTCGTCTTGAGTCTGGGTTTGTTTTAAGGTCGTTGATTAAATTTTGGATTTGGTCTATCGGGTTTCTTTCCCAACTTCCCCATTCAGTTCCAATACTATTTTCTATTTTACCTCTTTCTATTGTTAGAATTTTAGGTACATCCCACTTTCTCCATTGCTTCCCATACACGGGACCTAATTCACCCCACTTATTAGCAAACTCATCATTTGTTTTGATTTTGTTAATGAATTCTTCTTGTGTGTAGTAATCTGGTACTCCACCTAATTCTTCATTTAGTTTAGCACCTTTGGTAAGATAATTCTTATACGCATCGCCATCCCAAATATGACAATCATTATCAACAAGGTATTTGATGTTTGTATCACCACTCAAGAACCATAACAATTCTGTTACAATTCCTTTGAAATACATTTTCTTTGTTGTGAGTAAAGGAAATCCTTCTGACATCTTGTGTCTGATTTGTCTTCCGAATACTGATAGTGTTCCTGTACCCGTTCTATCCTCCTTGCGAATGCCATTATCTAGGATGTCTTGTAGGAGCGCTTGGTAAGATTTATCTAACGTGTTCATTTTTGTTCTATTTTAATTTCAAAATTTAGAGTCACCCAAGAACTTAGTAAAGTTGGTAAAGTAACCCACCATATCCATTCAGTATTAAAATCCACAATTTTATAAATTTTCAAAATAATATATGTTATTGCGGGTATAGACCAAACAAATGATGTCATTATAGGTTTGGCCAATTTTCTTTTAATCAATTTCATAACGTTTTATTTTAAACTTAAAACTCTGTCAATTTCTAAAGTATCTGACGGAAATTCATAACATTCCCACTTATTATTGAATCTTGAGTGGATGTGTTGTTCATCAAAAATAATTGTGTCACACACAGTCACCATTCCATAGGCGTCACATTCAGCTTTCTTAGTTGTTTTACAGGAGATAAGTAACGGTAAAATTAGTAATAGTTTTTTCATTTAATTATATTTCGTGGATTATTGTTTCGGTTACACTTGGGTAAGTATTTAATTGGTATTCCTTTTCCCTTTCAATTGACGAAAGAGCTAAATTATAACTATCACAATAATCATGCTTTTCAGCGGGGTACCATTTTTTTAGGATATATTCTTCATTCCAATAAGAAATATTATCCTGTATTTTTTTAATCGGATAGTATCTACTTTTTCCGTTATCAAGCTTTTCTTCTTTAATATAAAATGTTTCCATAATTTATTTATTTTATTTATTTAAATAACACCCAACCAATGGTTATACCAGCCATTATCCCAACCAGTGTACCGAGAAAATACCATTTCTCGTTATAATCTTCTATAAATTTTTTCATACTTTTTCTATTTTATTCTTAAGTTTATAATGTTCATCACACAAAGTCAAATGCCAACCAATATCTCGTCTTACTTCACCTTCTTTTCCACAGGTTTCACAAGTACGGTAACTATTTATTTCCGCATCCATAATTCTTTTATGCATTTCATCAGAACCTTCATCAATATAAAATCTAAGACCCCCAAATTTTTCTTTACACTGAATTAAATTCTTATCCCAACCCATACCAATCAGGTCGTTAATAAGGTCTTTTATTATTGGGTACCAACCAGAATTGACACTAAAAAATTTACAATTATCAACTGTTCTTTCATAAACACCCCACGCATTTTTTAAACCACCTATAGATTTTAGGTAATCATTCATTTCTTGTTCTGTCATAATTTATTTTATATAAAAAATGTAATAATTCCAATAATTGAAACCGAAATGAAGTATAACAGGATAAAGATTTTATCATCATTATCCATATTGTTCATTATCTTTTCAAGATTATTCATTCTCAATTTTAAAGATAATTTTATTAAAATTCAATAGATAAATTCCTTTATCAAAATTTTCCAACTTTATGTTGAAGTAGTTACTTCCCATAGATATATTAATTTCTTCTTGATGTAATACTTTCCCCATTAAATCGGTAATACAGATTATTTGTGGTCCTCGGATATCCGAATCAAACATTATATTAATATTATCACTAAAAGGGTTTGGTGTGACTGTTATATTTTTAATTTCATCAATTATATTAACCGAATACCAATCAGTTATCGTGTTTTTACCATCAATATCCGTCTGTTTTAATCTATAGTAGATTACTGAAGAATTTAAATCATAATCAAATGAGTTATAATCGGATATTGTCTGACTGTTTCCGACCGCATCTACAGTATCTATGGTTTCATAACTAACCCCATTGATTGTTTTTTCAATAGTAAAATAGTCATTATTTTTTTCAGATGCAGTAACCCATTTAATGTTAACCACCCCATTTTTATATGTTGGTTTAAAGTCTAACAATTCAATTGGTAATGCCGATGTTGTACAAAATTTAATGTCGGGTCTTGCATATAACCTTGTACCTGACGTAGGTCCCATTGAGCCGTCTTGGGCTCCGTACTTCATTGTTCTTGTTGAGGTTGCGGTATTATAGTTGGTGTAGTGAAATATTGGGTATCCTGAAGCATATGAACCGTCATTATTGTCAACATGTACAATTAGATTTGTCGCACCATCATAACTAAACGGGGATGTTAAAGTTATGGTTTTCCAAGCATCTGAGGCATTGAATGTAAATGAACCGTCAAACACTTTTGTCCAAGAGGTGATTCCTTGAGCCACATTCACTCCTGTTAGTCTATTAACCCCCGATACATTATTTGTACTAGCCCAACCTGATAAAGTGGTATACGCAAAATATATTTGAACATTATTGAAGGTATACGGACCTGTTTGTGAATACCCTGATTGGAACCCATCAACATACCATGCAATGGAACCTATTGTTTTGGCCGCACCAATATCCGCAGCCCGATATATACTTGAGGACCAACTATAATCGTATAAACCATATATTGGTGCTAGTGGTGTTGTTTGTGAATTACCATATGTTCCATCAGATATGGTTACACAAGTTTGTGATATTAACCAATATGGGAATATCAACAACATAAATAAACCTAACTTCATATAAATCTCCTTACTCTAAAATAACTCGTTTTGGTATATTAAAATTGTTAAGATGTAAAGTAATGTAAGCCTCTCCGTACTTCTGAACTTTATTAATCCTAACATTTTCAATTGATTCTGCAATTCTATACCTTTCATCAAAAGTTAATTCTCTTGTTGACCCATTGGCCCATTCGGTATTAAATGCGTCATCATTAATTAATAAATTTTTAAATTCCCCTATTGTCAAATCGGTTACGACTTGTGTTAAATAATTAGCGTATGCCGTTTCTACTAATGTTCCCATTTTTGTTTATATAAAATTAATTCTGAACTCAAATCCCGTGAACTTTTCCAACATTCCTGTTATTTCATAGTTATTTTCCACACCTGAAATTCTCATATCAATAAATATCGCAGATTCCCCTTCAACAAACTGTCCTGAATCATTAAAATCAAATCTAGACATTTTTTCGTAACTAACAATATTAAATTCACTGTCAGGGTACATTTTTTTTATAAATACCTCAACTAACTCTTGTCTCATACATAAAATTAAGGGAAATGAAGCGGAATATCAAATATTATTCGTTTGAGTAGTCAATGCTACCAACATATATATCAATACCCGTTTTTGTGGTTACTAACTCATATAAATCACTGCCTACTTGGTCATTAATATAGTCACTGAAATCAAAATACTCGGACATATCCATATCTTTAACCGTATCTTGAACATTTTTACCAAAAACAACAATATCAATTCCAAAAGATGTTGTAAATACTCTATTTACCTGAACATATTTCCATTTTGATAGGATATCGTCCGTATCAAGGTCAATTGGGGGTAGGTTTTCTAACATTTTTATTGTTTTCTTAATCGCAACCTCATAACCGCCCAAATACTCAACTAAAAAGTCCTGTAAATCAGGTAAATCGTTATGTTCTACATGGAATAATGACAATACAGTATCACCAATAGATGGTTCCTTACCTTGTGAGGATAACTTATCCCAATATTTCTTAATTATGGAGAATTTTTGGTCTTCGGTGATGATTAATTTCATAATGATAAATATTACGCCGAATATATTTCTCTACCATTGGATATTAATGTACTGAATGTGAAATTATCTGCATCATCTCCGTCATACACCCAATGTGGTCTGATTCTTGGGTTATAAGATACCGATTTACCCCCAAGATGAGGTTTTGGTGAGTTAATTATAACATTATCACAAATTATCCAAGAACACACGGTCTTATTTGCCCCTTCATATATCCTCTGTGCCGTCTTTTTATAGTTTTTTAGTAGACAACCTTCCATAATAAGATTAACCTCATCAGGGTTAAGGTATTTTAGTTCAGAATTGGGGTACTCTATCTTCCATTTACGATAATTTTTACCCCTACCTAAATTAAACCTGACTTTTATCTTGTCCTTCATCTGAGATTGTTTCCTTTGGATTTTTTAATTCCTCCAATTGGACGTGTAGCTCTTTAACATAATTTTCAATATGTTTATTTGTCTCACCCAAGTCACTATAGAATTTAATTAGTTTTTGAATGTCATTAATTTGTCTTTCAGTTACGTTGTCCATAATCTTTGAAGTATTTTTTATAAATAGTTAGTAGTTTATAAATGATGATTGAGCAATTAAACTATTAAAATTGACCCTGGTTTTTATATAATCATTTGGGTATATCATCTTTATAAGTAAAAAAATAGTGTTACCTATATCCGTTAGTAAGTTTGGTATGAATTTCATATTTTCATCAAATTGGACATCAAAAACCAAAATATCCTCATACTCCGTCCCATGTGTGGTGACCCATGGTCTTAAGATAACCCCAGGACGATGTTCACACGTCACATTTACATTTTTAATTTGCGGAAACTTTGGTATAACCAACTTATTAATCTTAATATATATGTCTGAAATCCCATCCATACATAAGATTAACAAAAAACCCCTTTGTTATCAAGGGGTTTCTTTAGGTTTTTTACAAATAGGTGTCCCTTTATCATCATTAAAAATAATAAACTCACCTTTTTCTTCACCTTTAATTAATTTACCATCAGATTTAAATCCTGAACATCTTTTTAACCCATCAAGGTCTATTTTTTGTGGAATTGTGGTTGTTTGTGTTGTGGTGTCACCTGTAGTACCACCACTAGTTGGTGTTGTTTGTTCACTTATCACAACACCCTTCTTATACCCAAACAAATATTTTATTTTATCTAATTCTTCGTTAATCATACTTATAATTATCTTCTTAATTCGGGAATTACCTCGTCTTGAAAGAAAACCCCAATCTCATGTTCTAACCCTTTTGTCTCATCATTGAAACTGTAGTCATTTAGTTCGTCACTTACGTTATAGAAATCATACCCTGTCAAAAACCCTCTCTTATCCGTTATAATAACCCCCAAATACTCCTCACCTTCAAATTGAATCTCCCCGAAGTATTGAATCTCATTTTCATTTTTTAATTCTTCCGAAAAAGTAAATTTAATCATGGGTAAATTAGGAAAGCTTGATTCAAACACTCGTCCTTCTCTTTCATCATATTCAGGTTCAGGACATTTAAATTCATCAGGATTACCACCGTTTCTCATATGTTCAGAGTAAGCGTCCAAACATTTCTTTTCATCAATGAATAACTTTTCTTTTCTAGAAATTTTATCTAATATAGCGTCAATTACTTCATTATTCTCCATTAATCTCAAATATTGTGTTTCAGATATTATTATTTTCATATTAATAAATAGCGATATTTGCTGAATAAACTCTTTTAACTTCATAATCAGGAAAGAATTTTTTAAAGGATTCATAGATTAAAAATTTTCCATGAACATACCAAATTGGATGTGGTAATATTTTCTCAAATAATTCAGATATGGACCTATCATAGTACAAAATTTTAGATTCAGGATGATAACTGATTAAAGCCTCACCATCCTTACCACCAAAAAGTAATATTTTACCTTCTTTTGTTTTTCCGTAAGATTTAAACAATTTCATAACCTTTGGGACTAATCTGTCTTTAACCCTGTCAAATTGTTCTTCATCTTCAACTTCATCCCAAGTCCTTTCCAACTCACAGATTTGTTTATATTGATTCTCACTGATTATAAGTTTCATATCAATAAATATTCGTGAAATAAAAAACCCCCGAATTCGGGGGTTTTAACCTAACTTAATAAACGATTTATCTCGTTCATTACCTTCAATTGTCTTTGTTGTAATTCTTTTATCTTGTTTAACTGTTGTTGATTCAAGTCAATAGATTCTCCTTTAATTGAAGCGATTTGATTTTGCAACCTCGTATGTTCATTTAGAAGTTGTCCGTAATATGCGGCTTTTTGGTCATTATTCATATTATAATAATAATATAAGTTTATTTTTTATAAACCATAAATAACCACTTTATCACCTAAAAGGGACTTTGCAACATCAACCGCCTCATCTTTGGTTTTATATCCTTTCTCAACCAATTTCTTAGCGTGGTATACATTATATACCGTAGATGCGACATCTGGTTTGGTAAATTTAAACTTAGATTCTTTTTTAGGTTTAAATGAATCCTTAGCGTAGATATCATAGAATCCTACTTTGCAAATGTAACGTCCTTTTTGTCCTGATTTTGTTGCCATAACTTACTTTTATTTTTTAGATGATTAATAATGATACAAATATAATTAATTTTTTTATTATTCCAAACTTCCCCAAGTTTTTTCAAATCTATTTTTATATGGGTCTTTAATTCTTGACACTATCCCATAATTCTCAATACGAATTTGGTCGGGTGTGACTATAACTCTATCTCTATTATTAATGAATGTGTACACCAATATATAACCGCCTATATTAGGTGCAAAGTGTCTAAGAGTAAATGCGAAATCATCTTCACTATATGTGTTATTAGTCCCATCAAATTCAAATTCAGGTACAAAACTATGTTGTCCGTAGAATGCCCTCTTTATATTGGTTAGTTTAATGTTATACAGATATTTTAAACTTAGTTCTGGTTCAATTACGTATTCTACACCCTTAAAAAAGGTTTCAAAAATTCTTTGTATTAAAACTTCGTGAGGTATCATAATCAAATGATAATAAATAAAAAATCCCCAATCAATAGATTGGGGTCAAGATTAAAAAATTACCCACCCTACGGGGTGAAGTAACTTTAATTATTTATAATAATTTCTTCTATCTCTTATTACGGTAATAACTAAGAAAGAACCCGATAAAATTAAAAACAATGGTATCATATCAATAGGTATAATAAAATAACTAAAAGGATGTTATGTAATCTTTAAGAAATTGTTATTAATTTTTTCTTGGTAATAACACTCCATCAATTTCCATATTATATTTTTTGGTAAACCATTTCTCTATTACCTTATCAAACATATAATTACTAATAGGCATCATTCGTTGGATGGAGTCTCGGTCTTTTTTACGATACTGCAGGTAATTTTTACCATAATGTTCTCTAACTTGTAATCTGATATTATCCTGACTGTAATAATTCATATATCTATCAAGATTACTGTCACTAATACGGTCAATATCTGAATATACAGTATCAAACACTGAATCAACGGCCTTGATTAGATGTTCTTTATTAATTTTCATTATCTAAAAATTTTTTAATGGACTTTTTAACTTTAACCTCAAGTTTATCCAAATATTCATTCCATAAGTTTTCGGCCTTTTTTGGTTCCTCGTCCATATCAACACCCACTAACATAAAGAAACTTTTTAAATTATATCTAGCGGGTGAGGTGAAAGTAAACTCGTTAGGGTTATTAAACGCTAAATTATAAAAATTATCGGTATATGGGAATTTCATATGGGCAGCATAACTATATTTATTATAATCATATTTCATAAAACCAAAAATTTCAGTATCCCTAACAAGCATATCAATAAACTTATCATATATTTTATATTTCGCCTTATTGTATTGCTCTTCAGTTAAAATCACTTTCATTATTTATAAATATCTTGTATTTGTTTTCAAATATAAGAACTATTTTTATTATATTTGTTTTATAAAACTAATGGATATGAAAAATGTAATTGTAATATTGGTAATGGTGTTGGGTCTGAATGTTTTTGGTCAAAACAGTTTGCTTGAAATTAATCACTACCCAAATGTATCTACCGATACAATACCATTTGCTGACAGTCTTCACACTAAGACTTTTTACAATATGGATACATATGTAAAATTGGTCCTCCTTTATATTAACGAGGAAAGAAAATCTCACGGTCTTAATCCATTAGTTATGGATAAAAAACTAATGGGTATAGCTCAAAAACATAGTGATTATATGGCCAGATGGGCGAACTACAAACACTCAGGATTAAATTATGTTGAGGTAATAAATCGCATAAATAGTATTGAGGTTTGTTCACATAAAGAAAATGCGGGATGTGCGGTTAAACAATGGATGCACTCTGAAGCGCATAGAAATGCGTTATTGGACCCTAAACTTAAAACATTTGGTATCGGAGTCCAAGAAAATACGTCAGGAATATATGTTCATGGAGGTGAAAAATATAACGTAGTTAACAACACTTATTTCACCGTTATCTTTCAATACTAATCTCTCTGAACCCATTTATCTGCAGGTACCCGATTACCATATGTGTGGTCGGGTACTTTTGTCCCTTCAGGTAAACGATTAGTAGCATTATCGGAACTCGCATATCCACTGATGTTTGCTCCTAACTCAACTAAACGAAAATCCTCAATTTTTTTAGCTTTCATTAAATTATTAATACCATCAAATAATTGTTTATACGTTTCAGGTTTAATTGAAATCATATTATCCTTAAAAAAATTGTCATCCAATTTATATGAACCCAAGTCAAACCATTCTTCAGTAGAACCAGATTTAACGGCTCCTGGTACAACACCCTCAACACTTGGCTCCATTCGTTTAATTACAATATCAGTACCATTAGGGTTATTTACCGATAATATTTTACCTTTTCTACCCGTACCTAAATCACCAAATATGTAATTACCCGCACCACCTGTAGAGCTTGTGAAGTTGTGTTGTCTTGCATTTGGGTTCTTTAATGATTCGTCGGTCCTGAAATCATCCGCAGTATAATCGGCGATAAAGTTAGCCATCTCTTTAAATTTATCCACATTATTGGCGTCAAAATGAACTCTACTTTTTTCTCTAGCGGTGTAACCAAATTTTTCTTGGGTAATCGGAATCATAATCCCATATATCGTTTCAGCTCTATTAGGACCTTCGGCACTTCCACCTCCGACAGTTTGATTAACAATCTTCGCATTATACTCGGCTGGTATTTTTTCTAAATATTTATTAAATCTGTTTACCCACGTTGTACTACCTTTAGTAGAATCAAGTTTTTCAGGAGAACCTTTACCTAGTTGTGTTACCAATATGTGTGGAACTCCCCCAATCTCATAAAAATTATAAAGTATTGTATAAGGGTACATCTCTTGTTTTTCAGGTTCCTTTTTCATTTTACCATAAAAAGTCCCAATAACATATTGGTTCGCATCACCAGCACCTAAAACTTTTGTTTCATTAACTCTAACATTTTGTTCTTCAATACTCCCTTTAAATTGAGATAAAAGGTAATTTTTTAATGAAATGGCTCTATTAGATGCTAACCATTCATTGCCACCATCAATTCTGATATAACCTATAGATGGATTATAATTTGCAATGCCTGCGGGTAATGCATCTAACTTAAACGTTAAGTTTGAGAACTTTTTAAAAGCGGGATTTGTTTGCTCTTGCAAACCCATCATATTTTTAATACGTCTAATTTCTTCGTTTAATAAATTTTGTTTCATCGCTTAATTTAAATGTTTCATTATATCCGCCTTTTTAGCCAAACACATCTTTTTATCACCCAAAGAAGATGATTTTATCACCATTAGTTCTTTATCTGATAAAGCATTAATATCAATACTTAAAGGATTCCCACCTTCATATGAGTCTCTAATTTTTTTAAGGTCAAATAATGAACACTCCTCAAGAGGTAGTTGGTCTTCTTTTATTATAGAGTATTTTTCCAAAATGGATTTTTTCTCATCTTGAGATATTTCAACTATTCTTTTCATAATTCTGAATTAATTTTATGTTATTTTTTATAATATCCAATCTTTTTTTAAGATTTCGTCTATTTTTCTTACCTTTACCTTCTTTTCTAGCCTTTGCCATAACTATATATTTATTTCTAATAAATATCTCAATTATCAATAGTTCCCCAACCAATACTATATATTTTCCTAAAAATAAACTCATCGTAATTAGATTGGAATACCATGTTGGACAAATCTCTTATATTATCTTCTATTTCGTTTTCTAATTCTAAATCAATTATTTCAATATTATATTTCCCCGTAACAATCATAATACTATAATAAAACGCCTCATTATCAATATTATCTGAGTTAACTACGATTTTATCAATAAATGGATATTTCTTAATAATAATTGTATTAAGTATCTTACTAAGTTGTGGGACTAAATCGTTTTTCATATAACATTAAAATTCAGTCTCCAAGTCATACCCCATTTTATCGGTATATTTCTCTTGTAATACTTTATTAACAATTGATATTACTTCATCCCTATAATCCTCAACAAGGTTAAAGAACTCATCGTCATAGTTTGGGTCATCGTCATATAAATCATCATAAATACTTCTACCATTCTCAGTAATTGAGTCCAAGTCAATCTCCATTCTCATATGAACATATTGATTTGGAACGCTAACCTCAATTTCCCATAGTGTTACCAAAAAAGAAATATTATTCCACTCAAATCGTAATTTTCTACCACTATCAGTTTCGTCTGTTAAATATAAACCAGGTCTTACCTCAAATAATGTAAAATCAGCTTTTAGGTATTTAAGGGGGTCAACACCATTTTTTTTGTTCCATTCTAATACCCAATGTTGTATTGTTGTGTATTGGTGAAAAAATAATCCAAATAATTTGATTTTAGTCATATCGTAATTGGCGTACCCCTGTTTATCCCAAAGTCTAAACAACATATTTTTTTGAGCTTCAATAACCGAATTTTGATTTTCTCTTATAATTACTTTCATCATTCAACAGGTATTACTGTAGGTTTACCAAATGGTTCTAAGACATGTGTAAAATACTCGTTAACAAATCTCAAATGGTCGGAATCAACTCGGTTACCATAAACATCAACAAAAATTAATACTCGGTGTGACATAACTTTAACCATTGTGACTTTGATTCTATCTATTACATTTATATATGATAAATACCAATTACCCGAAGACACTTCTTCATCTTTATATCTTTGTTTTAACACATTCCATTCATCATCAATTTTATTTTGATAAAATGAATGTAATTTATTCTCGGTATTTTCATTAATTATAACTTTCACGATAAATAATTATTCACTAACATTTCAAATAGTTTATTTAAGTATTTAGTTTCCAATTTGTTAACACGAACATCATAATCATCAAAATATTCGTCATACATCTGACCATCTTCATCAAATTCCCATACCGTAACATGGGCGAATAAGTTGTCATTATAATTCTCAATAAAATCAATATAAGATTCAAATGTGTGGCCATCATCACCATCAAATTCGTCATACAAAATATCGGAATCTACTTCAGATAAATAGATTCTACCCCCGCCACCATAAACAGGATGTTGTTCATCAAGTCCAATTATTTCTTTAATTAAATCTATCTTACTTTCTCTTGAATCAAAGTAATCGGGTAAAAGAGTTATGAAATTATCGTACCCTCCCATGAACTTAATGGTATTTAATAATCCATTATTATCAATCATACCCATTAGTTTATGACTAATACCTTTTTTTTGTTCTTCTGTGACTACTATTCTCATTACCATTGGGGATTTTCATTTTTTAGGTCCACATTGTCTTCTATTATTTTAAGTTTGACACCCCTATCTCTTCCAAATGTAAGTCCCTTAACATAATACTCTAAATGAAACAATAGATTAGATGTGTCAAAAAATTTAATTGAGTCCAAAACTATATTAACATGAATGTTAACCACCATAATATTTGCACCAGGGTAAGTTTCATCGTAAATATCAACATTAGTAACCTTAATACTATCAACACTTTCAATATCATCTAAAACACGAGGGTCAACCCAATCAGGAACATTATCAGGACCATCAATACTAATCAATTCAGACACACACTTATCAATTAATGATTGATATAGATTAACCATTTTATTTTCGGTAATTAATACTTTCATTATGCCTCAACCCTTTTTAAAACGTATATTCTAACCTCCCATTTACTTCCATATTCTTGCAAACCTAAACCAAACATAGAATCAAGACCAACCTTGATACTCCCTTTTAACTTCGCAACAACATCATAATTAACCGATTCACCTCCTGTTAAAATATTATGAGGGTCCATTGTAATCTCAATAGTTTTCCTTTGTATTATTTCATCATTACGGCTAGCCAGCATAACAGGTTTGGTATTAAAGGAAACGGTAATTACTTCAGGAAATGAAGTTTTAATGAATCGCTCAATTGTCCCTTCTAATCTGTCTTCAGTTATAAGATATTTCATATTACATAAATATAATGAAAATAAAAAACCCACCTGTTTGGGGGGTGGGTAAATTAAATCATTTTATGTTTTTTTAGGGTGTAATAAGTTTTAAACCATCGGTTGGTAATATAAGTCTATGACTACCACTTTGATTGGTGATACCATCAATTGTAGAGGTACCTCCATTAATCGTGATTGTTAATTTAGTACCGTCATTTACATATCCTAAAATTGTTTTTTTAAGTTCTTGATATTCGTTAGGATTTATTTTGTGAGTTATTACTTTATCAGTAGATGCCGTTCCTGTAGTCACAGGAGTTGCGGGAACATTTTTATTATCCCCTGTTGTAGGGAATTGATGCTGTTCTCTTACTACCCCACCACTTTGGACTTTTTTAGGTAAAATCCATCCTAATTGTCCTAAACAAACGTTTTTGGGCATATTAACACCAATGTAATTTAAATGACCACAAAATTTTTCAGTTGATGGGACATCACTAAAGTCACCTTTAAATAAAGTTGCAATATCTTCACCTTTTGATTTTGCGATAGCATCAATTCTACCATACTCATTTTTGTCTTTAATAGAATATAGAGCCTTAAAAAACGCATCTTCATTAGTTCCAGCACCTTTAACGGATTGGTATAACAAGTTATATTTTTGTTCGTCGTAATTTTCATTCAGTAACGGTTTAACGTTACCCAACTCAGACTCCATTAATGATTTAAAACGTTCAGCATTAATTTTTATTTCCGCACCATATTGTTCAAGAATACCATTCTTTTCTTCATCACTTAAACCGTTTAATATATGTTTCATAATATTTTTTTTATATAAATATCATTTAAAATAAAAAACCCACCTAAAAAGATGGGGTTAACATAATTTGTTTCGGTATTACATACCTCTTCTTGTTCTTACTTTAAATGGTCTTTGTTTAACTTCTCTATATTTGTCAAACATTTTTTTACCGTGTTCTCCACGACCAAACCATTTAGTGTCTTCTCCGTGCTTAGATTCAAAATCTTCAAAGTCCTCAAACTTTTCTTCATCAAAGTCTTCATCACCCATATCATCAAAGCTAGCTCTTCTATCTGATTCATCGTACCATTCCTCATCGTCAAATGAACCAAATTTTTTACCTTCATTGATAACTCGTTTAACGATTCTCATCAAATCAGATTCTGTTAATCTTATAACTCTTTTTGCCATGTTCTATTTTTTATTTATAAATATTATATAAAAATAAAAAACCCACCTGATGAGGTGGGAATTAATACATCATAAGAAATATAACCATTTATCCTCAAAATGAGGGTAATACTTGGTAAAATTACGATGTCTGTCAATCATGTCATTCAAATCAACACATAAAATGAATGACCACAACAAAACACCAAGATAATCTACCTCAATCACAGATTTAATGGTAAACTCCAAACTAATACCAAGTAAGATGAGACCCATAACCCCATACACAAAATATAAAATCAAACTATTTTTCATAAGACAAATATATACAAAATATTTTAACCAAACAAAGATTTTAATATTTCTTTGTCTTCATCACTCAAAGCATTCCACCATTCATCATTATCAATATCAGGTAAACCACCAAAATAAGAGTCATCAGTCATTCCTGATTCCTTACAAATTTTTGTTCCAACACTTTTTAGAATTATATATTCGTCACATTTATGTTTGTACGGATTTCTAACATTATTAAACACCACACTATAATTTAAATCAATGTAGTTAGCCGCACTTGTTAGTATTTCTTCAAGATGAGACGGGACATCATACCTACCTTCATCCCACATTGTATCATCATAACTTAAATCTTTAATCAAAAAAGGTACCTTATCCCCAATAGCATTTACACGAATAACATAATCAGTGGTGTCTCTTGATTTGAAGTGGTGTTCATTTACTTTATCAACCTCAAACTTCAAGTCAAGACCATATCTGTCTTTGATAATCTTACTACCAAGAGTATTAAGTATTTTTTCAATTGCCGCGATTGGGTGTTCCATATATGATAAATATATTATAAATAAAAAACCCCACCTGTGAAGATGGGGAGTAATAAAGTTTTAATGAATAAAATGCTTACTTCGGACTTTCTACCGTAAGTTGTGATAATGTTGCGGTAACCCCGCCAACCGCGATTAAATAACCACCCAAAGTAACAAGTGCCGCTGGTAATGCAACAGGTGCCGCTACCAAAGCCGCTCCAAGAGCTCCCGCAGTTAACCCTACTTTCTGAACTTTTTTCCAAAAGTCAGGGGTCTTAGCATTCCATCTTTCAAATAAATTTTTCATAGTTGTTTTTATTAATAAATATCAATAATCTTTAAAATGTCGTTCACCGTTAATATAGTAATAAACTCTACCCACATTAAGTCGGGTATTATGAGTAAACCACTCAACAAATATATCAACCCAATTTTCACCAAAAGTTTGAGTTAAGGTATTTGACACCCTACCAAAAATCCATAATGTGTCCTCCTCATTATTATTCTTATTCAAAGACCAATATTCATAAGCACCATCCCCATCAATATCAAAGTCAATTGCCCCGAATTTATCCATCATATTACGATAATCAATTGCCTTTTCAAAACCACCATCAGGGGTATATAGACTATCAAGATAAGATTTGACAGCTAAAGTATATTTGGATTCTGTTATTATTAATTTCATACTAATATATATTATACAAAGGCGGATATAATATCATCTATTGATAATCCAATAGGGGGTAATCCCAAAAGTTCAATTACTTTTGATTCCGAATAAGTTCTATTCATATAATCACCAATAACTTTATTACCATCTCTATTTTGATATAGTAGGTTTTTTTCATTGGTTTTGATTAGATATAATGGTCCATACTTATTAATATAGACATCCAAAATACGAGGATTTATTAGATTATCAAATTCTATTGGTAAATCATATCTATCATTAATTCTTTCAATCATACCTGTTAAGTCAACACCCAACCTGTCAATGATAAGATTTTTTAATTTTGATTCAATTAAAAAACTTTCTTTAATGTTCTTTTTCTTCTTAACATTATATTTGTTCGTTTTACTAGTATAAAAAGCATTTTCATCATCGCTTTGGCCAGGGTCATGAATAAAGTCATAATCATACTGAACACAATCGCATTTAATACCAAGTTCATCGTATACATACTGAACCAAAACCTTTGAGAATAACTTTGTTTTAAACAACGGAATAAATCTCTCCAACATATGAGAAAACTCACCATCCAAAGTTAAATCTCTTTTACATCCTTCGTTTGCCATGGTGGGAGGAAACCATATTGTCATTGGTGAAATATCGTCAAGGATATTACTTTTACCATAAATATATATTGATTGTATCGTTCTTTCATCATTTTCATACATATTCTCGTATCTTAACTCACCCAAAATAGTTTTTAGGAGTTTATACGCCACATTCTTATATTGTTTTTTTGTAATTACGACTTTCACAATAATAAATATCTCCGTTACCTAAACTTATCTTGAATTCTATTGACGAGATGTTTCCTTGCAACATTCATAAAATAATCTTGCACAATATCGGGGGGAACCATATTAAATGGTGTTATGTCGTGTGGACTAGGCCAAGATACATTAATTCCTTTCTCAGGGATATTACCTTTTTTATCAATATAAAAGACATATTCAATCCTTCTTTTACGGCCTTCAATATTAAACCAAAGATACACCACATAGTATTCTCTACGCATTGTATCTTCGTTCTTATATCCATACTCAGGTGTGACCTCAATATTACCAATCTCTAGTAACCTGTCAATGATTTCTTTAGATGTTTTTTCTGTAATTAGGACTTTCATATATGATAAATACAATCTTTATCAAAAATTACCTTCGTATGTAAAATTGGTTGTTAGATTTTTTTCTTTCACGCTAACAACAAAATCAAGATGGGCCATAAACTGACATAACAAATCTCTAATTGATGATAGGTCCTCCTCAATGACATGTGTTAATTTTTCTTCACCGTCCACAATTTTATAGAATTTGTATCTTGGAGTAAAATCCATTGGACTGTAAAATATCTTCCATTCTTCGTTAATTTGGACATCATATATTACCCTATTATCTATTTTGGTAACTGAATTATAAAGAAGGTGGTTATAGTCGGACTTTGTAACGGTGCAGGTCAATCCCTTATAAAGAGATTCAAACAACTTCTTAATCATTGGTATGTTTTTATCTTCCATAAAACAAAGATATAAAATTAATATGAAATAAAAAACCCACCTGATGAGATGGGATATTTTTTATAATGCAATTTTAACCTGTGATTTTAAATAATCAGATTGTTGTACAATTTTTGTTAACAATTTTTTATACTCGGTTGGGTTTTTTGAAGATAGAATGTCAAAATGTTCTTTCACGAATTTTTCATCATAACCCAAAAGTTTTTTCATGTTAGGTGTTATATCTTTTTTAACACCTTTACCCCAATTAATTATATCGTCCAAAGTTTTAATGGTCACCTCTTTACCTAAACTTTTCATATATTTTTTTGTATTAGTACTAATACCATTTAATATTTTGGAGGTATTAGCAACAAGTTCTCTTGGGTGAAAATAATATGAGTTAGAAAAATATTCATCACTATATCTTTTAGTACCTGATTTATATTTTTTCATTAATTTTGAACTAACGGATGATGGGTCTTTAATATGTGCCAATTCATGATAGAACAATTGGTCAATATCGGTAGGTGACATTTTCTTTACGTTATCTATACTAAACAATAAATAATCATCCACCGCAAACCCGTAGCTACTACGGTAATTTTCACCCCACCATCTAACGGCATCATCAGATGTTATAAATAATACAGGGACATTTTTAACACCCGTCTTTGTTGTAACCTTTACTGAATGTCGTAATGGTTTAATATATTTCCTTAAAGTTAATGCTTTAGTTGCGGATGATGGTATATTTTTTACTTGTGAAGTTATTTTATGAATTTGAGATATTTCATCTTTAGTAAATTTAACCCCAAATTTAGAAACAAAATTCGCCATATTAGGTTTTGCGGTTTTTGAGGACTCTAAAGAACTCAAAAATTTCTTCCTATCAATTTTTTTACTTAAAAAACTTTGCACAAGTTTATCATATGATTCTTTACCAAATCTTTTAATATAAATCGGTTTTAACGTATTAACATAACTTAATATTGGTTTTGTTTCTTTAGTACCTCTAGAAAATAATTTTAAGAAATCCCCCAATACACCTTCGTTAATATTATCATCGGTAACCCACCATTTTGGGTTGCGACGCCTTTCCTCATACATATCCTCAAGAAATTGTCTTGTTTTCTTAATAAAATAACCATTGACAATATCTTTAGGGAGAAATGAAAACTCATCTATTGTCCGAACATCATCATAATAATCAAGTTTACCAATATTATCCACACCACGAACAACATACCAATAACGAAATGGCAATTTAAATTTACGACCATTAATGGTGAACCAAATATTAACACCATCATAAACTCTCCCGACAACATCATAAGTTTTTGCACCATATTCAATTTCGTACTCAATGTTCTTCATCTTTAGGAGTTTCTCCATTGCACCACTTGTCTGTTCTTCTGAGATAATAATCTTCATACCAATAAATATATCATAAAATAAATCGCGGCGGGCGGGGACCAAAAGAAAAACGACCGAAGGTCGGACACGGTGAACGAAAATTTATCTTTTTTCTCCTTTTTTATTCCAAAATTATATAAGCATAAAAAACCCCACTTATGATGAGGTGGGGATTTAATTTAATTCAAAAATTATTTAAAATTCATCTTCATTACCAAGAATATCCTGAATATCGGCCCCATAATAATCAGTAATATAGTTTGCCAATAGCTCAGGTAAATCAAATCGTTTTAATCTACCCAAAATTTCTTCGGACAAATCCATTGCCATGTCTCTCATAGATTCATCATAACCATCATAATCGTTAAGAACGTCCTTAACCTCTCTAAATATATCTTGTACAGTAATGGTTATAGATGAGCCTCCCATTTCATCATCATCTTCTTTAATAACTCGTTTAACGATTCTTTTTAAATCTGATTCTGTTAATCTTACAACTTTTTTCATAATATCTTTTTTAATAATAAATATATTGTATTAATAAAAACTCCCACATTATATCAATCATTCTTAAATGCATCAGCTTTTAAATCGTCATCATAATAACTTGTCCAATCAACCTTAAGTCCCGTGTTTTGTTCAAACCATTTTGTAACCACGGGAACCCACTTATTGTGAAACAATCTATTAAGGTCTTGACTCATTTCATTAAATACCATTAATGATTTTCCATCACCCCAATCTGTGTAATAATACATCCGTTCATCATTAACATAAAAATTAATATCCCCATGTTTATTAACTTCTTCTCTATAATAATCATCACCAACCCAATTATAGTCGGGGTAAAATTTTAAATCAAGATATCTAATGATTCCTTGTTCGTACTTAGATTCGGAGATGATTACTTTCATAATGATAAATATACTAAAAATAAAAAACCCCACCTGTTAGGGTGGGGTTTCAAAGAATATCTTATAAAACATTTAACGAATATTTCTTATCTCACCAGTGGTGGCGTTATATTCATATTTATTTTTATTATCAATGGTCACAATAACATATGGTGGTTCAATTTGGGTACTATAATTATAAGAGTCCAATTCTGGATTAATTTCCTCAATTTTTTTCAATATATAATTTTCCATCCATTCTTCCAATTCCCCATGCAAGATTTCCCTTTGTATTGTATTTTTTATGGAATTACCAATTTTTTTAAATGGTTTTTTAACAGCATCCCATATTTTACCTTCACCAAGCTCTGATTCAAGGTCTTTTGAGTTTATCTTATTTAAAGCCCATTTCTTTAAATTATGTGCAACATCTTCATCAGCGGTTGCTCGTGAATAATTGCTAACAAATCTAATTTGTTTGTCCTCATCCATGGAATTAAAGTCAATGTCTTTACCAAGTTCAGTTCTAAGAACATCATTCATAAAATCAGAGACCTCCTCATCAGACCAAATATTTGATTCTTTAATAACCCTTCTAACAATACGAGTTAACTCTGATTCTGTTAATCTTACAATCTTTTTCATTTTTTACATTTATTTTTTTTAAATCTTCTTATTTTTGCGCCACAAAGATTAAATTCGTCAGACCTTTCAGCATCTTCTTGAGCGGAAAAAGCTCTATTTAATAAATTCCATTTGTCTTCCATATTATTTATTTTACCACATTCAGAATCTTTAATATTTTCAACCTCTTTATATAAAGATTTAATTTCACCCATAAATTCACCGTGATTCATTTTAGCATATTTATGATGAGGTTTTTCATTTTCACTAATCACTCGTTTAACGATTTTCATCAAATCTGATTCGGTTAATCTTATAACTTTTTTCATATTAATTTTTATTTATAAATATTAGGTAAAAACAAAAAACGGGGGACTAATTAACTACGAACAAACTTATCGGTAGAATAATCATCAATCACTTGTTTAATGGGATAATCATATGTTGATTCAAACCAAACCTTTAATAAATCATTAAACTTAGAACCAAACATTTCCAACATAGATTTAAAAGAATATTTAGAATAAATTAATAGCGGTGTTTGGAAACCATCAACAGGTTCGTTGTATGGGGGGTTCTCAGCATACTGAAATACCCAATCGTCATCTTCCCACCAACTATTATTATCATCATTATCATCAATATTATAAAAATTAAGCGGGGAGTAATCAATATAAGTATTCTTATTATAATCATAATAGTCATAATCCCTTTCATGTTCATATAAATTAGCAAACTCTAACATCATACTGTTGAATAGGGACTGTAATTTATCTTCCGTAATTAATACTTTCATCTCAATCGTCAAAATTTATTATTGGTAATAACTTATCCAAATAAACTCTTGCTCTCTCAATAAAGTAACCATTAACAAGTTCCCTGGGGATGGATTCAAACTCATCTGTAATGCTAGCAAGGTCACCATGACTTACCATCTTAATGATATAATCCTTTTTTGTTTTGAAGGTTACCAATCTTGAATGCTCGTAAATTTGATTGGGATATTTAAACCAAACATTAACAACATCGTATTGTCCACCATCAGTGCTATAAGACCTAAGCCCATATTCATAATGAATCTCAATACCCCTCTTGTTAAGGATACCCTCAATCATTTTATCTCTATTTGATTCGTTAAGAATGATTTTCATATACAGATAAATATAATGAAAATAAAAAACCCCCTACATAAAAGAGGGGGTTTTTATTCACAAACTTCTTTAAGTAACTTTAAATATAAATCTAAAGATAAGTCATTTTTTGAAATGTTTACAAATTTTGTAACTACAATGGTATTTTCCTTAGTATATCCAATATCGCTATCTAATCTATCTAAAGATAAACTATACCAATCTTTCTCATTCATTGAAATTGGTTTTTTGGATATAAAACATTTTCCGTCTTGGGATTTTAATTTCTCAACAATATCATCATCAGTTATCTCAAACACAAACCCCTTTCTCGTTGCTCTATGTTTGGCACTCATAACTCTATAATGTATTAGATTATTTGACCTCCACTCCTTTTGTTTTTTTATATACTCATCTTTATCCCCCCTATTTTTATATTCTTTAGAGAGACAAACTTTACACTTGTTTTTTCTTTTAGGGTAAAAGTTATAAATTTCACTATCCCCACATATTACACAACTATATCCCATATTTATAAATATCTTAGATAGTGAAAAAAACACAATGTTTTTTTTTTAATATTCCACATTTTTCATCCAGAAATTTTTTTTTTACATATGGACCCCTTTTCCCTTTTTCAGATTTTTACCCCAAAAATTTTTTTTTGGTTTTTCAGAAAAAATTTATATAAATGTTTTTTTACCCATACGTTTTGTTTAGGGGA